ATGTTTTGCGAAGAAAAAGTAGCTCAAATGGCTGCATACCTACTTCTTAAGCGAGGTGGGCGCATGGCATATCTGAAATTGATGAAGTTGCTCTATCTGTCTAACCGCCAGTCGATTTTGAAGCATGGCAGGATGATCGGCGAAGATAGCCTTTACTCTATGAAATTTGGACCAGTCATGTCGAATACGCTGAACTTGATTCGCGGTAAGGCTGAAGGCATTGGTGACTACTGGTACAACTTGATAGAGACGAACGGGCATAATGTATCGTTGCGTTCAGATCCGAGGGAAATGGATGCAGACGAGGTCTTTGATGAATTGAGTCGTGCAGATATCCGGATTTTAGATGAAATCTATTCTCGGTATGGGCATATGAACCGATTTGATCTCGCAAATATGACGCATCTAGAAAGCGTTTGTCCAGAGTGGCACGATCCTGGCAATTCTCGTAAGCCTATAGACCTGAAAGAAATGCTGATCAGTGAGGGTAAAAGCGAGGATGAGGCTAATCGCATAATTGGCAAAATGGAAGAATCTCAGAAACTTAAGGAATTTTCTTTGCAATTATCATGACGGATTATCAGCCATACAGGAAAGGAACTGTGCTTGCCCCAACTGGGCCATGCAATCATCTTCATGTGATTTGTAATGATCCTGTTTATTACCCCGTTAACGATTGTTATTGTGTTTTAGTTGTTAATATTTCTAGTATCAAGGATGGTGTCCCCCACGATCCGTCTTGCGTCTTGAATTCTGGTGATCATCGCTTTATCAAGCATCCAAGTTATGTTGTTTACGCTGAAGCTATAATTTGGCGAGTGGATAACATGGTTAGAAAGCAGCGATCGGGTGAGATTTCTGTTCATGATGATATGCCAGAAGCTACATTCAATAGAATTCTGGACGGTTTTGATATCTCTGATGAAGTTACGCCAAAGAACCTTAAATTTAAAAATAAATATTGCGTATCATCTATTGATGATGAGTAAACAACAGGAATTGTTTCGGTATAACTTCAGGAGTTTTCTATGGAAGATCAAAAAGCAACCAAGCCACAGGTTAAGTTCGACACAATGAAAGCATTCGCAGGTATGGGTGCTGCTGTTGAAGTTCTGATGAAGGCTGCTCCTAATGCGTTCACTCACGCTACTGTCTCTGGTAAAGAGCAGCAGGGTAAGCTTCGTCGTCGCAAAGCAGCATGATCATAGCTGGTGCTTTTTGAAAACCCGCCTTTAGGCGGGTTTTTTATTTAGTGATGTTCTTTGCCCTTCTGTTTGCTTGTTCTGACCTGTTCCCACTCGATACGTCCTTCTTCTCGTCTTTTGTCTATGTATTCCGCAAGATCCTGAATATTGATGCAACGTTTTGCTTTTTGTGATGTGCCGATGCGATATGTTGGAACGGGCAACTTACAAGCGTTTGCTTTTGCTTCTGCCGTGGCTGGACTCATGCCAAAGTACTTTTGGCTAACTGCTGAGAGTTCAATGTTAGGGGTATTGAATTCAGCCATCAGTAAAAACAAGGTGTTCATAATTTTCTCCATCAAAACCGGCTGCACCCGGGAAAATCATAATTCTGTGCTGGTGGCAGGAATTAATTTCTGCCAGATAGCGGAAACATATTTTGCCTGATGACGGGCATCAGCCATGGCGTTGTGCCGTTCGCCATCGAAAGGCATGTCCATTTTGGGGTCGAATCCGATGGAACGCCCAAGCGTAACGATCGTGCGTACATCGTGGTCATTCCAGTATGCCCACGGACAGATTTGTCCTGCTCGCTCATAAGCTCCACGTAAAATTACGTTGTCGAAGGTGGCTCCGTTACCCCAGACTTTTAAATATTTCGTATTGTCTGCGTGCCGGTTAATGAAATGATTTAGTTCTGAGAGAGCATCGCTGATCGACAAAGTATCATCAATACAGATTGCAGCTCGTGCTTCAGGGCTTTGTTTCAACCACCACAGGATGGTATCGCCGTCAGGTGTAGCTCCTTGCCCCATAGCACTTTCCAGGCTAACAACCGTATAGAATTCTTGTCCGATGTCTCCGGTTTCTGGAGTGAAGAACACCGCGCCAATGGAAACGATCGGTGCATCCTTATTTTTCCCCATCGTCTCAAGGTCGATCATTAAGTTGTTCATCACTTCACCTCCTGCGGCGGTTCTGGTAGCGGAATCCAGTGGGTTACCTCTTTGAGATACAGGTCTTCGCCATCACCGTCAACCCAAGTGGGATCGCCATCATTAAACCAGTCGCCATATACGCCGACCTGAGTGTTGGGGATGTGTGGCGGGTAGTTGTTTTTAAAGTCAGCCGCTAACGCATAGCATTGTCGCTCTCCCATTTCTGGCATTCGATCACTACAGCTTATCCAACTATCCGGAGTTACCGGATAGTTGCGCATTGCGACCTTTAATGCCTCATAGAAGCAACCTTTCAGATTGTTGAACTGACGCCCATTAAGAGGACCGTGTTCAGTAAGCATGTTGCGTAATTTCCATGCCGCGTCGTTTACTTCGTTGGATGACAGGGGAGGCAACTTGTAAGTTTGGCTTACAGGTTCGGCACCATGAAGCATGGCGCCGCTCCGCTCTATGCCATCCAGCGCGATTCGCAGTGCCTGAATTGTGGTAGAGCTATCGTTTGGGGCTATTCCATATCGCTCGAATACAGCTAAATGGTTGCGCATAATCTCAGGCGTAAGCTCTTTGTAAGCATAAGCAAGAGGCTCTGATGCATTATCCGGCACAACCGACGCAGGCGCGGCAGCATAAACAGGAATAACGTCAGCTTGCTCTTTATTGCTTTCATCAGTTAAAGCCCAGAATAATTTCCCGGCCGGATGTTTGAAAATATAAGCAACTGGATCTGCTTCCAGCGATGCCAGTGCAATTTTAAATGCGGTAAGTATGTTGTTAACCACACCTATTTCGAATGCTATTTCACTACATACAAACGATTTATCGTCTATTATCGACTCAATTCCGGTAATCGTGTTCTGTAACCATTCTTTGGTAAGAGTATTCATAACTATTTCACTTTAATCTCAATATTTCGCAGCTTTAGCTCTACTGGCAGGTCTGACTTTCCTGTTAACGCTAATGCGAGATTTTCAGGAGTAATGAGAGCAGTTATTGTTTTCCCTATTGCCAGACGAATAATCATTCGTATCTCGCGATCGTCACATGCTCCCGGTCGAACAATTGATATTTGTCCGATCATCTCACTCTCCTTTGATGCGAATGCCAGCAAGCCAGTTTCTTATGCCGATATATTCAGCGTTCCTGAAACCGCTTTTTACATATATAAATGGCAAGCGAAGATTGTGACCATTGGCTGCCAGGTAGTCTTTACAACCCTGTTCGGTGAAACAGCAGGTAACGAATTCATCAATATCTTTCACAGCAACGCGCCGCCATTTTTCTGGTGGTTCCCGAAAGTTTTCATGAAGTAGTTCGAGACGACGACTTTGGAGTTTATTGGCTTCATTGCTATCTTCATCAACCCAGACAATCCGGTCATAGTCATAATCAGCATCAACAACAATTTCGCGCTTTTGATACACACAAAACATAGGGTCTGACGTTATTCGATTATCCTGTGTTCGAATGTTTTCACCGATGATGCCAAACGAATCTGGCGTAGGTTTTGTCTGTAACTCTTCGATACGTTCAGCCAGCGCCGCGCACTTGGCCTCAGCTTCAGCAAATTTACGCACCAGGTACTCAGCGTTTGTTTCGTTCACTTTCAGATCTCGCGGTACACATTTCCCGCGAAGAAACCCTTCCATTTCGAAAACATTCATGCGCATTTGCGTAACCCCGATAACTCGTTAAAACGTTCCATAAACATCCCGTAGGCATGGCCTGGTGACAGTGGAATAACTTTGAACATCTCTGTCGCCGGGATACCTTCCAGTACAGGCCAGAAAGAACCATCATCAAGCCCGAGATCGCGGCGTTCGGTTGCCAGCATAATGAGATCGGCATATTTCACTGGCGTGCTCATAACAGGAGGTAACCCGTATTTCTCACGGATTACGGCGTCTATTTTTTCTTCCATCCGTTTATAGTCAGGAAGAAGGCGTTTCAGTGGTGCGGGGATGTCCTGACAATATGCTTCTGTTGCATCATGCATTAACGCTTCAAAAGCAAATTCCTGCGGTACCAGCTGGCTGCAAAGCACCGCATGTTGGGCGACGCTGTAGAAGTGTGAAAGATGTCCTGCAAAGCGACAGATATTTGAAAGGGAAACCGCGATATCGTTAATAACGATGTCGTCTTTATTTATCTTGTCATAATAAAAATGCTTCCCGGAAAAAGTTTTAATAAATGACATTTTGTTCTCCACGTATATGCACTGCACCGCGCTGAATTCTGGTAAAAGGAAGCCCTCACCATTCGGTGATTATTGAGTTAATTACGTTTCCATAAATGCCCCCGCAGGGGCATTTGCAGTAATGAAATCAGGCGGTGAAAGTACCAATAAAGGTTTCTACTTTGCTGTCTTTGAATTTCTCAACAAGCAGATCACGAAATTCGTTAGCCATTTCTTCCTGCACCGCTTCCAGCTGAATAATGCGCAGAACCAGTACAGGACGATCGCCAGTGATAATGCTGAGGCGTAATTTAAATGGACGTTCTTTCAGGCCTTCAAACGGAACGCATTTAAATTCAAATGCCACTGGCATAATGTCTTTGGTCTTCGCTTCGACAGACTCCATCAGGGAGCGTTTGCCGCTGAAGTCATTATCTTCAAAATCAGCGGTCTGGTTCGCTTCAATTGTGATTTTACGGATCGCCGCAGCCGCTTTGGTTGCCTGAATGGTGTCACCATTAGCATCAAAGCCCACAAGGTAGTCGGCCCAGTCTTCAATCCATTCTGCCAGTGACTTCTGGGAGTTACGCTCGCCATTAACAGACAACAGAGCAGAGAACGGTGCTGTCTTTTTCAGTTTGAGAGTGGCAGTGTTATCTGCGTGACCTGGCTCATCAATAGTACCCAGGTTAAGCACACTGACGGCACGCATATTATCGGCATCGATAAAGCAGCGGGTGCCTTCATCTGCAAGATCTTTAGAATAACGGGTAAAGTCATCGATGCTGGCAGTGGAAAGCGCACCACGGAAACGGAAACGATTTAAATTAAATTTTTCCAGATCATGAATGCGGAAATTCTCAGGCAATGCCACAGCATCGGCACCAATCTTACTGATGATTTCATTAACACCCTGAGCAGAAATAAGGGCATGGATTTGATTAATTGCGGTTGCGTCTAAGTTATGAGACATAATCAGTCCTCACTATATAAAGATATTCAGTGATGAGATAAATAATCAGTTAATTAAGAACGATATTAATGACCTGCTGCGCGTAGTTTTCCGTCAGGTTCACCGGCAAGAGTCAGTAATTGTCCCTGGTCTTCCTGCAGAATAGTCAGGCGACCACCGCGATTGACATACATCGGTGTTTCGGTGGTGTCTTCTTCGGAAATTTTCCCGCGGTTAGTCGGGCGAACATATGAGAGTTTGTGTTTGATTTTCACACGGTTCTCATCAAATGGTTCGATTTCCAGGTTGAGCGAGACCTTACCTTTGGTTTTCGTGTTCATCACACCGGAAGCGACTTCACTGAGAACTGCGCCGATTTTGGTTTCAAATACGCCGCCGTCCAGCTCCCCGATAAATGCCTGCACATCAGTACTGCGTTCGCTAGCCATTTTGCTGCTCCTCATCATATCGACCCTGCAAGGTCGGTTAGTTTCTCCACAAAACAGAGAAGAACACCTGCGGTGGCAGCCGCCCGGATGGATTGGGTTATGAGCCCGTCGTCCGGTGATGCTCTTCTCTGTTTTGTAAAAAGAGCGGTACCAGCCGGAAGCAAGTGTACAAACTGGTACCGCCAAAGCAGTGGCTGTTGTGGTGACCGGTGCTGATCTCCGGCTTGCGGTTATTTCAGACTCTCACGGGCGTTTAATTGCCCCGCCGAACAGCTCTTTTCCGCAATAGCTGCAATGTCTTTCGCGCATCAGCCTGCGCATTCACCACAACGCTGAGAGCACTTAGCCAGTTACGGCACCACACTTTGTCGCGGTTCCATAAATGCCCTCATCGTTGCACCCTGGTCTCTTCCCAGGCGTCAAACCGAATCGCCACGCTGGTTAGGCGTCTTATCAGCATCATCATTGACTTGCACATTCCGGCTACCTGGTTTGTTTGCTCGAGCAAGGAGTGGATTGTCCCCTTTAACGTCCCCAGACCGCTAACGACGCATGTGCCATACGCCGTGTTACAACCAAATTTAGTTTAATCTTGCCTGTGTTATGTTTCTTTTAGATACATTATGTATCTCAAGGGTACATTGTCAAGTATAAAAAAACCTGCCGAAGCAGGTTATAAATATTGATTAGGCCTTTATTTTGTATCTTCTTGGTTTTCCTGAGAAAATCACTGTACCAATTATAGAGCAATTACCGTTGATCTTAATGTAAGGTTCAGGCCAGTTTGGGTTTAATGCTTTGAGGTAACGCTGTGTTCCATCTTCTATCAACCGCTTGAAGGTGGTTTCGCCTGTATCGTGCATCAATGCAATAACGTCGTCACCGTGGCAGGCAGGGACTTCAGGATCAACAAAAATCATGTCTCCCGGGCGGTACTCATCAATCATTGAATCACCAATCACCCGCAAGATATAAGTCATTTCGCCACAGGGTACAGGGCAGGGATAAGTTTCTGCTGTGCTCAAATCAACCTCAGAATAGCCAACTTCTTTCCATGCTCCGGCCTGTACCCATGATATGACAGGGACTAACGTTATTTGTTTGTTAGTAATTGAAACATCAGGTTTTTTTGTGATGTTTGTTGTCTGGTGTTCTTGATCAAGCCATCCGACAGGCAGGTCGAAACATTTTTCGATGTGCCGTGCCATGCTGTCACCGATATTTTTAGTAGCACCATCTCCCATAAACCTGCTGGTCTGGGTTGGCTCGCGATCAATCATGGTGGCAAAGGAAGAATTCCCGCCAACACCATCTCTCAGTTTTCTGGCGTTAGACCGCCGGATGTCATGGACTGTTTTCATAACGAAATTAAAACCTTTGTACCGATAGGGTACAAGTATCTTGAAGGTTCATCTCAATCATGTAATATGTATATCGGAGGTACATATTGTATGAAAGCGTATTGGGACTCTTTAACCAAAGAACAGCAGGGCGAGTTGGCCGGAAAAGTTGGCTCAACACCAGGCTACTTACGGCTGGTTTTCAATGGTTATAAAAAAGCCAGTTTTGTGCTGGCTAAAAAACTTGAGCAATGCACGTCAGGTGCAATTACGAAATCTGACTTAAGACCGGATATCTATCCGAAAGATTAACAGAACACCTTCAATTTTTAACCACAGAACGATGAGGCTAACCGTGGGTAAGCATCACTGGAAAGTAGAAAAACAGCCTGAGTGGTACGTGAAAGCTGTCAGAAAAACTATCGCGGCGTTGCCGGGAGGTTACGCTGAAGCTGCTGAGTGGCTGGATGTAACAGAGAACGCTTTATTCAACCGCCTTCGTGCAGATGGCGATCAGATTTTCCCGCTGGGATGGGCAATGATTTTACAGCGCGCGGCTGGCACTCACTACATTGCGGATGCTGTCGCACAGTCTGCTGGTGGGGTGTTTGTATCGCTTCCTGAACTTGAGGAAGTAGAGAACGCCGATATAAACCAGCGCCTGCTGGAAGTCATCGAACAGATCGGGAGTTACTCAAAGCAGATTCGTTCGGCAATCGAAGATGGGGTAGTGGAGCCACACGAGCAGACAGCAATTAATGATGAGTTGTATCTGTCAATTTCGAAGCTCCAGGAGCATGCAGCACTGGTCTACAAAATCTTTTGCGCTCCAGAAAAGAGTGACGCCCGCGAGTGTGCAGCTCCGGGCGTCGTGGCGTTTTGTGTCTGTGGAGAAACTAACGCATGAACAGTTTAACGGCAAATAACCGTTTGTCGCAACAGCTGGTGGTCAGCGTCGCTGAACACCTGTTGTTACGGCATGAATGCAGATTACCAAATCACCTGGCTGTAAGTAACCACAGAGAACTTTACCTGACTGTGGGGGGCGAGTTGTGCAGGAACTTAACCGCTGGTTTCGTGACGGAAGAGGGCTTTATGTCCATGTTATTCGTTGGGAGCCAGAAACACAGCGCGTTATCTATCTTCGCAAAGACTACCCGCATGAGTGCTTTAGTCCTTTGTGGAAATTCAGGCGTGATTTTGTTGAGTGTGAAGGACCACCAGCACATTGATTCTGCCATTCCGGGACGTTACACTGTTCAGGCACCTTATAAAGCGGGTGTCGGGATTGGCGTCCTGGAAATGTTATCGGCGATATATGACGCGCCAGCGTCTTTTTTATCGTCTGCGTCTGTGCACACCCAAATTATGGTGGGCTGGACGGGGGCACCGAAAGGTGCGCCGGTTTCCGATAACGCCGGTTACGCCAACCCCGTTCAGTTCACCACCAGCGAAATTGGCGTTTCCGGTGGTGAAGGTAATTCACTGTTATCGGAGACTGCCATCATGGCTACGATCCCAACCCTCACTCAACCTGAAATTGCCATCGTTGATGGTCAGGCTGTTACTTCATCCCTGGCTGTTGCCAACTTCTTCTCCAAACGTCATGACGATGTACTGAAAAAGATCCGCACGCTTGAATGTTCCGCATCATTCACTGCCCGCAATTTTTCGGTGAGTGATTACACCGATTGCACAGGCCGCAAACTACCTTGCTATCAAATAACCCGCGACGGCTTTGCGTTTCTTGCTATGGGTTTCACGGGTAAACGTGCTGCCCAGTTCAAAGAGGCATACATCAATGCCTTTAACCAGATGGAGAAACAGCTTTCAAAGCCCGCTGTACCGAGCGACGTTGCACATAACGCCAGCGTTCTCTATTCCTACATTTCATCAATTCATCAGGTCTGGTTGCAGCAGCTTTATCCCATGCTGGAAAAAGCTGAATCACCTCTGGCTGTAAGTCTGTATGACCGAATTAACGATGCGGCATTTCTTGCCCGTCTTATTCATTCGTCGCTGAACTCTTCAGAGGTAAGGGGGCGCAAATGATCCGGAATATTTTCAAACGATTTACCAATCAGACTTTCCGTTGTCCTCGCCCCGGTCAGTGGTACACCACGCCTGCAGGGCATGTTCTACGTGTTAGCCTGGTTGACCGTGAATGTCAGAAGGTGATTTGTGAACCGCTGGGCCGTAATTACCGCGTCAGTATGCCGCTTATAGCCTTTCGCTCCGGAAAAAACATGAAGCATCTCGGAGGTGCGGCATGAGCCTGTTAATGACATCCCAGCCCATTGTGATAAATCGTGATCTTGCATGCCGTATTGGTCTGAATGAGGCAATTGTGTTGCAGCAGCTTCATTACTGGCTGAATGAAACGAATTCAGGCACTGAGCATGGCGGAATTCGCTGGGTTTATAACACGACAGAACAGTGGCTGGAGCAGTTTCCGTTCTGGTCAGAGTCCACTCTGAAACGCACATTTGCAAGCCTGAAATCACTTGGGGTTTTGCGTCGCGAGCAACTCAATAAATCGAAGCGTGACATGACCAACTTCTACACGATCAACTATGAAAGTGAGCTTTTAGAAGAGGTCAAAGTGAACGAATCCATCAGGTCAAAATGCACTTCTCCATCGGGTCAAAGTGACCTGATGGATGGGCGCAAAATGACACGATCCATTGGTTCAAAACGACACGCTGTCATCGGGTCAAAATGGCCCAATGATCTTACAGAGAATACAACAGAGATTACTACAGAGAATAAAACCTCTTCTCGTCCGGACGCTTCGCAACCGGACACGCAAACGGCTGAACAGGAGTTTTTAACTCGCCATCCTGATGCGGTTGTATTCAGCCCTAAAAAGCGCCAGTGGGGAACGCAGGATGATTTGACCTGCGCACAGTGGCTCTGGAAAAAAATCATCGCCCTGTACGAGCAGGCCGCCGAATGTGACGGCGAGGTGGTTCGTCCCAAAGAACCGAACTGGACAGCCTGGGCAAACGAAATTCGCCTGATGTGTGTGCAGGATGGTCGTACTCACAAACAAATCTGCGAGATGTACAGCCGCGTCAGCCGCGATCCGTTCTGGTGCCGTAACGTGCTCAGCCCGTCGAAGCTGCGGGAAAAATGGGATGAGCTTTCCCTGCGCTTATCGCCGTCCGTCAGCACATACACAGAAAAACGCGAAGACCCATATTTCAAATCCAGTTACGACAACGTGGACTACAGCCAGATCCCGGCAGGATTCAGGGGGTGAGCATGAGTATTTTGAATGAAGTTCAGAAATTCATTGAAGCCCATCCGGGCTGTACTTCCGGAGACATTGCGGATGCTTTTGCAGGTTACTCACGGCAGCGCGTTCTGCAGTCAGCAAGCAAGTTACGTCAGAGTGGGCGTGTGGCTCACCGTTGTGAAGGAGATACACGCAGACATTTCTCGCGCCTGACTGAGAGAGCGCAGGAGCCGGAACCACAACCAGTTCGTGAAACCAGACCTGTGCGCAAGTTCTATGTCGGCACTAACGACCCCCGGGTGATTTTGTGCCTGACCCGCCAGGCTGAAGAACTGGAGTCGAGGGGCTTATACCGTCGTGCTGCAACGGTGTGGATGGCGGCATTCCGTGAAAGCCACTCCCAGCCAGAACGAAACAATTTTCTGGCGCGTCGTGAACGGTGTTTACGGAAAAGCAGTAAGCGGGCTGCATCAGGTGAAGAGTGGTATCTCTCAGGGAATTACGTGGGGGCTTAATGAGTAATAAATATTGCCAGGCGCTGGCGGAACTGCGGAACAAACCAGCCCATGAACTGAAGGAAGTGGGCGATCAGTGGCGCACGCCGGACAACATTTTCTGGGGAATTAACACCCTGTTTGGCCCGTTTGTTCTGGATCTGTTCACTGACGGTGATAACGCCAAATGTGCTGCGTATTACACGGCGGAAGACAACGCGCTGGCGCATGACTGGTCAGAACGCCTTGCGGAGCTTAAAGGTGCTGCCTTTGGTAATCCCCCATACAGCCGCGCCAGTCAGCATGAGGGGCAATACATCACCGGCATGCGTTACATCATGAAGCATGCCAGTGCCATGCGTGATAAAGGCGGGCGCTATGTTTTCCTGATCAAAGCTGCCACCAGCGAAGTGTGGTGGCCGGAAGATGCAGATCATATTGCTTTTATTCGCGGGCGTATTGGTTTTGAACTGCCTGCCTGGTTTATCCCGAAGGATGAGAAGCAGGTGCCGACAGGCGCTTTCTTCGCTGGTGCTATTGCTGTTTTCGACAAGACCTGGAAGGGACCGGCAATCAGCTACATCGGGCGCGATGAACTTGAGGCATGTGGTGAGGCCTTTCTGGCGCAGGTTCGCCAGCAGGCAGAAAAACTGGTCAGGGAGATGGCGGCATGACGACGTTAACTCAATGCCAGCAGCAGGTGCTGGATATGCTGATTTCTTATCAGAAAGAACGTGGCTTCCCGCCAACCAATCAGGAGGTGGCAACCATGCTGGGATACCGTTCAGTGAATGCAGCGGTGGAGCATCTTCGCGCACTGGAGAAAAAAGGCGTCATCACGATAAAGCGTGGCGTGGCCCGGGGCATCACGCTTCATACCGCGGTGAAGGACGACGACAGCGAGGCGGTCGGTATCATCCGCGCACTGCTTGCCGGTGAGGAGAACGCCAGGTTGCGTGCAGCCCACTGGTTACATGAGAGGGGCCTGAAAGTATGAAGCTAATACTGCCTTTTCCGCCCAGCGTGAACACGTACTGGCGACACCCCAACAAAGTGGCGTTTGCAGGTAAGAGCCTGATAAGCGCGGCGGGGCGCAAATTCCAGAGCGCGGCGTGTGCAGCAATAGTTGAGCAGTTACGTCGTCTGCCGAAACCAACGTCGGCACCTGCTTCAGTGGAGATCGTGTTGTTTCCTCCGGATAACAGGATCCGCGATCTGGACAACTATAACAAGGCGCTGTTTGACGCCCTGACCCACGCGGGGGTGTGGGAAGACGACAGTCAGGTGAAAAGAATGCTGGTGGAGTGGGGACCGGTTATCCCGGAAGGGAAGGTCGAGATCACTATCAGTAAGTACGAGAAAACGGCGGGTGCAGCTGCCTGATTAAGAGGAGAAACGAAGTATGAATAATCTGATGGTCATTGATGGTATTGAAGTTCGTCGTGATGCTTATGGGCGTTACAGCCTGAACGATCTGCATCGCGCAGCAGTAGCATCTGGTGCAAATGCCAGAACCAAGGAGCCAGGAAAGTTTCTTTCCAGCCAACAAACTGTTGAGCTTGTTCATGAATTAACCAACACCCAGAATTTGGGTGTTGACCCGGTGAGTGTGATTCATGGGGGAAATGAACGGGGAACGTATGTCTGTAAGGAACTGGTGTATGCCTATGCAATGTGGATCAGCCCGTCATTCCATCTGAAGGTGATCCGTACTTTCGATATGGTAACCAGCGCGCCGGAAAAGTTATCCGGACAGGCTGCTGACAAGATGCAGGCTGGCGTGATCCTGCTGGACTTTATGCGCCGGGAGTTAAATCTGTCTAACTCTTCAGTGCTTGGTGCCTGTCAGAAACTCCAGGAGGCTGTTGGCTTACCGAATCTGGCACCGCGCTATGCCATTGATGCACCTGCTGACGCGCCTGATGGCTCAAGCCGCCCGACGCTGTCGCTGAGTGCACTGCTGAAGCAGTATGGTATCCGCCTGACGGCTAATCAGGCATATCACCAGATGGTGAAGCTGGGGATCGTCGAGCAGCGCGAACGATACAGCCGTACCGGGATTAACAACATCAAAAAATTCTGGTCGCTGACGGCGAAAGGCTGCATGTTCGGCAAGAACATCACCAGTCCCGCAAATCCGCGTGAGACGCAGCCGCATTTCTTCGAATCCCGATTCCCTGAGCTGTTAAAGCTGCTCGATACCGTTCATTGAGGTGACCGTGAGAGCACTACTGACCCCTGAAATTGCCCCGCGTATGGGGATCGTATTGTTCAGGCCAGGTTCAGAGCTGATGCCCCTGTTTATGCAGGGGCGTGTCCTGCTGGAGCCTGAGCCGGAACGTTATTCATCTTTCGCCAGTGGTGCCGTTCCGGCGGTATCACAACCGCTGGCGGATGATCCTGCCGTTCGGGCCGTGTTCCGCAATGAGGCAGTGATCCGTCGTGCTGGTGGCGTGGAATGTCTTGAAAGCTGGTTACTTCGTGAAAAAGGCTGCCAGTGGCCTCATTCCGACTGGCACAGCGAGAACATGACCACAATGCGACACGCTCCGGGCGCAATCCGTCTGTGCTGGCACTGCGATAACCAGCTGCGCGATCAGTTCACGGAACGGCTGGAATCAATGGCAACGGATAACTGTGCCCGCTGGGTGTTGTCTGTAGTCCGTCGGGATCTCGGTTTTGATGATAACCATGCCGTGACAATGCCGGAACTGTGCTGGTGGCTGATTCGTAATGACCTGGCGGATGCCTTACCTGAAAGCGCAGCCCGTAAGGCGCTGAGATTACCGAAACCTGTTGTGCCGTCTGTCACCCGGGAGAGTGACCTTGTGCCTTCGGTTCCTGCCACCAGCATCATCCAGGATAAAGCGAAAAAGGTGCTGGCGCTGAAAGTGGATCCGGAGTCGCCGGAGTCTTTTATGTTACGCCCAAAACGCCGCCGCTGGGTTAATGAAAAGTACACGCGCTGGGTTAAGACACAGCCGTGTGCATGTTGTGGAAAGCCTGCTGATGATCCCCACCACCTGATAGGCCACGGTCAGGGTGGAATGGGTACAAAAGCGCATGACCTCTTTGTGTTGCCTTTGTGCAGAAAGCATCACGACGAGCTGCATGCGGATACCGTGGCATTTGAAGAGAAGTATGGCTCCCAGCTGGAGCTGATATTTCGTTTTATCGATCGTGCGCTGGCAATAGGCGTGCTGGCCTGATTTTGTGGAGAAAGTTGATGCGTGATATTCAAATGGTTCTTGAACGTTGGGGGGCATGGGTGGCAAATAATCACGAGGATGTGGAATGGTCATCTGTTGCTGCAGGTTTTAAGGGATTAATTCCTTCGAAAGTAAAATCCCGCCCGCAATGTAGCGATGACGATGGCCTGATCATTAGCTCTGCAATGACAGTTCTTAAGAAAAAGGAACCGTATCAATACGAATTACTGGAAATGTATTATGTGTATGGGGTTACATTACGGGCGTTGGGGGTAAAACTGGGGATATCACTTAATCAGGTTGTTATCAGACTGCAGAAAGCTGAAGGGTTTATTGACGGTTGTCTGGCAATGTTGGGGGTATCTTTAGAAATTGATTGTTACATATAGTAATAAATTCAATCAAAGTAAATAATCATATTTTATTATAACCTCCTGATGATACCTGTTCATCGGGAGGTTATTATGGATAAAAATGTAGAGCATGTATTAGTTGATGCAATTGAAAATAAGCAATCTTTAACAGTCGTTTACTTAGGAGGGAGCCAGCCCGGAACATTAAGGAATATTTCTCCGATTAGTATAAATGGGGATAAATTGCGGGCAAGATGCCATAGTTCTGGAGCAGTAAAGGTTTTCAATCTTGGGAAAATACAGTTACCCAGTGACTCCTGCGCGGTATCTATGCACTATGGAGATTTAGAAGTTAAAGCTTATGAGACGATGCAGAGCGTAAATGACAACTTTCATGCCCTTTATCCTGAAGGACGATGGGGTGTTGATTTTAATGAGCATCGCTTTGCTTTATTTGATTTTTTTAAAAACGGGAAACGAAAAAAAACGGCATTTATGGCAATTGAGTTCAGGGAAAGAGATGAAGAGAAAATAATAACAGGTGTAACAATTGATATTGGTATATCTGGAACAGTGATTTCTGAGAAGTCCCGAATCCCAAAAAGACGACCATGGGTAGTGGTTGGTCCCGAACACGGAGAATACAGTACTTATTCAACTTTGGACAAGGCTGCTACAGCGTTTTTTGAGAGGCTTTCGTTGATAGCATCCGGCCTGGAAGATAATTGATTTTATGTTTGGTATTCAGAGTTCGCCGTGCTTAAGAAAGTCAAGATTCTAAAAATACTGAATGAGCTACTTGTGTTATAACAAAAATGCTATTAGTGTGTTAAGAGTGGTTACTTCGCCACACAACTTAAACCCGCCACTGAGCGGGTTTTTTGTACCTGTAAACTTGGTGCAGTACAGTAAACACGCTGGTGGTCGTGAATACTGACTTTTTATCTTGCTGGATTTTTAGACAAGAGTTATTGGTATGTCATGTTAACCAGAAGGGAAAAAGACATGCTAAAACAGCAAGATATGACAGAAACCGCCGCCGCAGTCCTTCATTTCTTACCTGCTGACAAGTGGGTAACGCCACGCATGATGACGAGAACTACCGGAGTAAGCGAAGCCCGGTGCCAGTTAATACTGACTCAGTTAGTTCTGGCGGGTCTGGCGAAGGATAACGGCGGGTACGGGAATAAATTCAGACGCTGCCAGTAATGGCGGTTTCCTGCTGTGAAAATGGGCGGCTGGTGGGTGTTGGTAGCACCTGCCAGCCATTCGCTCATGCTTACTGGTCACAAGCGAACCACGGCCCACTGCTTTAGCGCAAAAGCAGAGTGAGCCTACCAGAGTTACGCTTACTGATCCATGAAAAATACTGTAAAAATAAACAGTGCTGATTTAATCAACGCTGATTGCCTGCATTTTATTCAGTCCCTGCCTGATGATTCCATTGACCTGATTGTTACCGATCCGCCGTACTTCAAGGTGAAACCCAACGGCTGGGACAATCAGTGGAAAGGGGACGAAGATTACCTTAAGTGGCTGGACCACTGTCTGGCCCAGTTCTGGCGGGTGTTAAAACCTGCCGGAAGCCTTTACCTGTTCTGTGGGCATCGCCTGGCATCTGATATTGAGATCATGATGCGTGAACGTTTCAACGTGCTTAACCATATCATCTGGGCGAAGCCGTCCGGACGTTGGAATGGGTGTAATAAAGAAAGTCTGCGCGCATATTTTCCTGCCACAGAGCGCGTTCTGTTTGCTGAACATTACCAGGGGCCATATCGCGGCAAAAGTGACGGCTATGCGGCAAAAGAAAGGGAACTCAAACAGCACATAATGGCACCGCTGATATCGTATTTCAGGGATGCTCGTGCCGAACTGGGTATAACGGCAAAACAAATTGCCGAAGCCACAGGTAAGAAAAATATGGTTTCCCACTGGTTTGGTGCCAGTCAGTGGCAGTTGCCGAATGAGGCTGACTATCGGAAGTTACAGGCACTGTTTTCCCGTATAGCGGCAGAGAAGTTTCAGGAACAACAACTGGAACAACCACACCACCAGCTGGTGGCATCTTATGATTCACTGAATCGCAAATATTCTGAATTGCTGGATGAGTTTAAATCTCTCCGGCGCTATTTCTCCGTATCAGTCTCCGTGCCTTATACCGATGTCTGGATGCATAAACCCGTTCAGTTCTACCCGGGTAAACATCCGTGTGAGAAACCGGCGGATATGCTCAGGCAAATAATCAATGCCAGTAGTCGACCTGGTGATCTGGTTGCTGATTTTTTTATGGGATCCGGTTCCACAATAAAAGCAGCAATGGCGCTGGGGCGTCGGGCCTTAGGTGTTGAGCTTGAGTCAGAGCGGTTTAACCAGACAGTGAAAGAGATAAACGAGCTGGTGGGGAAATAATCTGGTGTCCACGTCAGGTGGCCTTTTTATTTCCATTACACAGCACCCGCATCTGCGAGGTGGGGTTATGAAATCCATGGATAAGTTAACAACGGGTGTCGCCTATGGCACCTCAGCAGGTAGTGCCGGGTACTGGTTTTTACAGTTGCTCGATAAAGTCACGCCCTCACAGTGGGCGGCAATAGGTGTGCTGGGTAGTCTGGTGTTTGGCCTGCTGACGTATCTGACAAATCTTTATTTCAAGATTAAAGAAGACAAGCGTAAGGCTGCACGGGGAGAGTAATTCAATGACTCAAAACTATGAACTGATTGTGAAAGGGATCCGCAATTTTGAGAATAAAGTTACGGTAACTTTAGCGTTACGGGACAAAAACCGCTTTGACGGTGAAATTTTTGACCTGGACATCTCGCTGGACCGTGTTGAAGGTGCCGCGCTGGAGTTTTATGAGGCAGCAGCCAGAAGGAGCATCAGACAGGTCTTCCTGGATGTTGCTGCCGGGTTATGTGAAGGGGATGAGCTGTCGCCGGAAAAGCGCCCCATAATTTTAGAGGCGCAGAATGTGTGGATAACCTACAAAGGAAAGCTACCGGGAAGAATTACTGGTTCTCTGAAGACTCCGCCGAAATGGTAATTTCACCAGCATATTTTTCTTCCAGTAATACCGCCAGCCACTTGAAAGAATTTTGTTGTTGCTGGGACCATTTGGGGTTGAGTGATTCAAGCTGGAGCGATGCCAGTGTTGGTTGCATTTGTTCCTTGGGAATTGAGAATGCCAGATATGAAAATGCGACAGTAAGGGCATTTACATCATCCCGAAGCTTGGAAATGCAGTCGAGCAACTCCTGTAGAGAAATGGTGCTATTGTCCATAAACAATCCTCTCTATTGTATTTAACTATTCCTTGCCTGATTCAACAGGCCGGGACAGATAAACATATCCAGGGTTCAGAAACCGATAAATCCTGATAAATATCCATGAACGTAAAAATCAGATACGGCCTGTCGGCTGCCGTTCTGGCACTGATTGCCGTCGGTGCGCCTGCGCCTGATATTCTCGACCAGTTTCTGAATGAAAAAGAAGGTAACCACACAACGGCATACCGCGATGGTTCCGGCATCTGGACCATCTGTCGGGGTGCCACGGTGGTGGATGGAAAACCCGTTTTTCCCGGTATGAAACTGTCGAAGGAAAAATGCGACCAGGTTAACGCCATTGAACGGGATAAGGCGCTGGCATGGGTGGAGCGCAATATTAAAGTGCCACTGACCGAACCACAGAAAGCGGGTATAGCGTCATTTTGTCCCTATAACATTGGCCCCGGTAAGTGTTTCCCGTCGACGTTTTATAAGCGGCTGAATGCCGGTGATCGTAAGGGTGCATGCGAGGCGATTCGCTGGTGGATAAAAGATGGTGGGCGCGATTGCCGCATACGTTCAAATAACTGCTATGGACAGGTTATTCGTCGTGACCAGGAAAGCGCATTAGCCTGTTGGGGGATAGATCAGTGAGCAGAGTCGCCGCGATTATTTATGCTCTGGTTATCTGCATCATCGTCTGCCTGTCGTGGGCGGTCAATCATTACCGTGATAACGCCATCGCCTACAAAGAACAGCGTGATAAAAAAGTCAGTGAGCTGAAGCAGGCGACCGCCACCATTACTGACATGCAGCAACGCCAGCGTGCTGCTGATGTACTCGATGCTAAATACACGAAGGAGTTGGCTGATGCGAAAGCTGAAAATGATGCTCTTCGGCGCAAGCTTGATAATGGTGGTCGGGTGCTCGTCAAAGGAAAATGCTCTGTGCCATCCTCAGCCGAAACCTCCAGCGCCTCCGGCATGGGCAATGATGCCACCGTCGAACTCTCTCCAGTTGCTGGACGAAACGTTCTCGGTATCCGGGACGGAATCATCAGAGACCAGACAGCACTGAGAACGCTTCAGGAATATATCAGGACGCAATGCCTTCGATGATAGCGATAATTTTACTCATCATCCTTCACATCTGGCTCTGTAGACAGGGTGGTGATCACTTCTGGAGTGAATCCAGATTAAATATCTCATTGCTGATGCTTGATATTGAGCATCTTGCGCGCGGTAAGGGGCTGCGTTGAGATAAGAGCCAGTCATTACAAATACCAGGATTTAGCCTCGTATTCGCGGGGCTTTTTATTGTCATTACAAAAGCCACTCCCTACAGAGTGGCTTTGATAATGGTTTATACCCTACACGGGATAACTTAACTGATATCCCTTTTAACGGATAAAGGTATTCAAGCCTGACACATCATGCGCTGTATCGTCGCCGTATTCCCGTATTAACAGAGACCGTAGCCCGACGGGGAACTCCTTCTGCGAGAGTGTGCGGGAATAATCAAAAACGATGCACACCGGGTTTTTACCGCGTTTATGGTTCGCGGGTTTGTCCCTCATGCTCGCCAGTCCTGTGCGGGGGTGGAAGAAACAGGACACTTACACAGATTCTTGTGGGCACGATGCTATGCCTTTCTGGATTATCCCGATGCCATTCATGCAAGGCGTTGTATCAGACGTTCGTCAGAGCTGTCAGGCTGACGGGTCCTCCCGGTGGGGTGGCCTGCCACGGGGCGGGAGCGTCGCGGGTTTTCGCTATTTATGAAAATTTTCCGGTTTAAGGCGTTTCCGTTCTTCTTCGCCGTAACTTACTGTTTTTATTTAAAACACCCCCTGAAAAGAAAGGAAACGACAGGTGCTGAAAACAGGCCTTTTGGCCTCTGTCGTTTCCTTTCTCTGTTTTTGTCCGTGGAATGAACAATGGAAGTCAACAAAAAGCAGCTGGCTGACATTTTCGGTGCGAGTATCCGTACCATTCAGAACTGGCAGGAGCAGGGAATGCCCGTTCTGCGAGGCGGTGGCAAGGGTAATGAGGTGCTTTATGACTCTGCCGCCGCCATA